ATTTAAAAGAAAATATTAAAGAAGTAGATAAAACTTTTGAAAATGAAGCAAAAGTGATACCTCTTAAAAAGAAAAGAAAAACTAGGAAAAAAAAATGAAAAACTTAACAAAATATATAGAACTAGCAAAAGATAATCCTAAAATAAGTGTTGGAGTTGTTGTTGGTATTATTGTTTTAATTTGGATATTATAATATGGCAAACTATACTGGTGCAAATGTAATAGTAGCTGGAGATGTAACAAAGTATCAACCTGATGCTTTTGATTTTGGTATTGCAAGTGGTGCAACAGAAGCCACTAATTTTTTTGCTCAAACTACAAATGATATTTTAAGAGCATTAAGAGTAGAGTGGTGGCCTGTATATAAAACAAATATCTTTACAGATATTACAGTTCTTAATACTGCTGAAATGGATAATACAAAAGTTAATTTAGATCAGTTTGAACGTGCTGGTGTTTATCTATTTCTTGGAAGATTCTTTTTACCAGCATTAACTAAATTTAGACCAGAAACAGAAAAAGATAGATTTGAAAGAATGGCAGAATATTACATGGCACAATACAATATCGAATGGAGAATGATATTAGAAGATGGTGTAGAATATGATGTTGATTCATCAGGAACTATTGTAGCAAATGAGAGAGAGCCTTTACATGGATTTAGAAGATTGACTAGATAATGGCTGTCGATTTAAAGATTAAATCTAATTCAAAACAAGTATCTAAAAAATTTAAAAAGTTTCAATCTGTATTACCTAGAATAATTGATAAAGGTGTAAAACAAGCTGGATTCCAATTAGTTGCAATAATTAGAGAAAAAACAAAAAAAGGAATTGATTTTAGAGATAGACCTTTTGCACCATATTCAGAGGGTTATTTAAAACATTTAAACAAAATAGGTTATCCAACAAATGTAGATTTACATTATTCAGGTAATATGGTTGGTTCTTTAACACCATCTATGGTTAAAAAAACAGGAAAGCATAAAGTTAGTTTAGGTTTTGCAAGAGCAGAAGAAAGAGATAAAGCATTATGGAATCAAGTTCTTGGTAATCCAAAAAGAGAATTTTTTGGCTTTAACAATAGAACAGAAAAGATTATAAGTAAACAATTCAACCGATTTGTAGAAAAAGAATTAAGAAAGTTTAGAATATGAGTGTAAGAGAAAATATAGCATCTAATTTATTGTCAGTTATATCAGCAATATCTAGCCCAGATATTAATAAAGCAACTAGACAACCTTTTTTATTAGACGAGTTATCAGATAAACAATATCCAGCAGTAATAGTACAAACATCAGAAGAAAATAGAGATGATTCGGAATTAGGAACTGGTGCTAAAACAAGACATGGAACTATTGATTTTGTAGTATTAGGATTTGTTAAAGGTGCAGAAGCTAATATTGATACTAAAAGAAATGAATTAATCACAGCTATTGAAACTGCATTAGAAACTGATATTACTCGATCAGGTAACGCACTTGATACTGAAGTCGTACAAGTAGAAACTGATGAGGGTAGCTTATTTCCTGTTGGTGGAATAAGAATGACTATTAGATGTATGTATGAGTATCAAGCTGGAACACCATAGGAGATAATATGACAACTAAAATTATAAACAGAATAGAAAAGAAAATAGATCAAATAGAAAAATTACACGATAAAGAGTCTATGTTATGTGAAGAAGTAAAAGATTTATTAGCAGAATTAAAAGAAAATCAAGAAGAAGATAGTCAAGATTGGGAAGAAGACATAGACGATGAAGAATTTGATGAAGAAGATATTGACGAAGAAGAAGAAAACTAATAAAAGGACTTATGGCTAAAGACATTAAATTATATAAAGATGGGAATGAAGTTGTAATTAACGAAACTCAACTTGACAATTTTTTAGATTTAGGTTGGAAGCAAGAAAAACAAAATATATCAACAAGTAAAAAGGAAAACAAAAAATGGCAACACACTTCGGAAAAGAGGGAGTAGTTACTGCTGGTGGAACTGGTATAGGCGAACTTACTGGTTATACACTTGAAACTACCTCTGATGTTGTAGAGGATACTCAGTTATCAGATGCAACTAAATCTTTTGTAGCTGGAAGAACATCATTCTCAGGAACTTTAGAAATGAGTTATGATGAAACTGATTCTCCACAACAAACATTAACTGCTGGAACTACTATAGCTTTTATATTAGCACCAGAGGGTAATTCATCAGGAGATGAAACTTTTACAGGATCAGGAATTGTTACAGGAATGAGTGTCAATGTTTCATTAGATGGAATAACTACAAGATCAGTTACATTTCAAGGAACAGGCGCACTAACAAGAGGAACTGTATAATCCTAATTTATGTCAGTTATTGATAGAGTAAAGACTCATTTTGAAACTCTTAAAACTATCACTATTGAAGTTGAGGAGTGGAAAGACGAGCATGGTAAACCGAGTATATTTTATTCTGAGCCACTTACACTTGAAGAAAAAAACATAATCTTTAAAAAGTCTAGTAACTTTCAAGACTTAACTGTTCTTGTTGATTTACTTATAATGAAACTCCAAGTTAAGAATGATAAAGGAGAAATGATTAAAGCATTTGAGCCATTTGATAAACTTGCTTTAAGAAAAAAAGCAGACTCTAATGTTATCTCAACTATTGCCAATCAGATACTTGCAGATACTAATTATGAGGAAGCCGAAAAAAAGTAAATAGCGACCCTGACATCAGGTCGCTTTTAGTCATCGCAGAGAGATTACACCTCACAATACAACAAGTTCTTGATATGCCTGTTAGCCATTATAATCTTTGGATAGCATACTTGAAAAAAGAGCAAGATGAGTATAAAACAAAACAATCTTTAGCAGAAGCAAGGAAATATAAATAATGGCACAAAGACTCAACATAGATATAGTAGCACGAGATAAATCTAAACAAGCATTAAACAATGTTAGAGGTGCTTTATCTAAAGTTAAAGGTGCTGTGTTTAATTTACAAAGTGCTTTTGTAGGTTTAGGTGCTGGTTTAGTTATTAGAAATTTAGTTAATACAGGAAGAGAATTAGAAAATTTACAAGTTAGATTAAAGTTCTTACTTAAAGATACAAACGAGGGTGCAAAAGCATTTGAAAATATGGTCAAGTTTGCATCTAAAGTTCCATTTTCTTTAGAAGAAATACAAGCTGGATCTGGTATTTTAGCAACTGTTACAGACAATGCTAATGATCTACAAAAAATGTTAGAGATAACTGGTAATGTTGCAGCAGTTACAGGATTAGATTTTAGAACAACAGCAGAACAAATACAAAGATCATTTAGTGCTGGTATAGGTGCAGCAGATTTATTTAGAGAAAAAGGTGTAAGAAATATGCTTGGTTTTCAAGCTGGTGCAACAGTTTCTATTGAAGCAACAGTACAAGCATTTGAAAATGTTTTTGGTAGAAGTGGTAGATTTGGTAAAGCAACAGATGAATTAGCAAGAACATTTGAGGGAACAATGTCAATGCTTGGAGATAAAGTTTTTGCATTTAAAAAGACTTTATTAGATGCTGGGTTTTTTACAGAGTTAAAAAATCAATTTGGAGATTTAGATAAATTTTTAGAAAAAAATGCAGAGCAATTAGAAAAGATAGCCATAGAAATAGGAACTAATTTAGCACAAGCAACTGTTACTGCTGCAAAAGGAATTAAAATGTTAGCAGATAACTTTAGAGAATTGACAGATGTTTTAGGTATATTATTAGTTGCGTTTGGTAGCACTCTTAAAATACTTGTTGGAACTGGTATAGTTATAAACAATCTTATTGAAAGAATTAAAGCATTTACTGGTGCAACAAAAGAAACAACAGAAGAAATACAAAAATTATCAGATATACTATCAGGTGCAGATGCCAATGATGGTTTTGTAGATCCTTTAGAATCAGCTTTACAAATTATACATGACTTTGAACACGAATTATCTGTTAAAATACCAACTGCAACAGAAAAAGCTATATCTAAATTTAGAGAATTAAATAGCACCAGTTTAAAAACATTAGAGGATAAAATGAGAAATATAAGAATGACTATTGCAGAGGGTATTAATAGTGGAATTACAAAAATGTCACAAGGACTAGCAAGAGCATTTGTATTTGGAGAAAAATTATCAGATACATTTAAAAATATGGCAAGATCATTATTAGTAAATGTTTTAAGTGCTTTAATAGAAATTGTTGCAAGAAAAGGTGTAGAACTTGCTATTGAAAAATTAATTACAAAAGAAAAACAAAAACAAGCTGCTTTAAGTGGTAGTAGTAGTGGTGGCTCTTTATTTAGTATGGCAAAATCAGTATTTGGATTTGCTAAAGGTGGTGCAGTATCAAAAGGACAACCAGTTGTAGTTGGAGAAAGAGGTGCTGAAATGTTTGTACCAAATAGCACAGGACAAATAACACAAGCTGCTAGAGGAACTGGTGGTGGAAGTACAACAGTTAATTTTAATATTAATACAGTAGATGCTTCTGGTTTTGACGATCTATTAGTAAGAAACAGAGGAACTATTACACAAATAATTAATAACGCAGTTAATGAAAGAGGGAGTAGAAATCTAATATAATGTCTGGTGCTTTTCCAATATCATCTGCAAAGTTTGAAACAATGGGTATTAAGTCTATCCAAAACACAATTATATCTAAATCTGTTTCTGGTAAAAAACTTGCAAGACAAATAGATAATCAAAGATTCGCATTTACAGTTAGAATAATTACAGGAACTAGATCAGATGTTTATGGACAGCTAATGGCATTTATAATTAAACAAAGATCAGGTAAAGAAAACTTTACAATAATTCCACCAGAAATAGAAGATGCAAGAGGTAATGAAACAAACACAGTTTTAGTTAATGGTGTTCACGCAGTTGGAGATACAACGATTGCTATGGACAATCATCATAATGATAATCCACACGCATTTAAAGCTGGAGATTTTATTAAGTTTGCTTCACACAATAAAGTTTATATGGTAGTTGCAGATGTTCAAGCATCTA